GCTACATTCCAAAGCTTCGGGCTACAAGAGAAGAATAATTCACCTCCCCAAACGTCTCTGTATTCCATCCAAAACTCTTTGAAATCATCTCTAAGCACTTGCGTGCCGTTTGTCTCATATGTAACATATCTTGGAAAGTCTCTTTCTTCTATCCAATATTTCATTATGTCCATACTACATTGCTGTGCGTGCTTCATTAAAGGTTCGCCACCTGTAAAGCACATATGTCTCTCTAACCATTTACCATTATTCCATTCATTGGTAAACTCTGCTCTAATCTTATCGCCTATCTCACCAGCAGTATTCTTATGTTGTAAGTGTTTAAATTTTCTTGACCATGAATAGGAACTATCACATCCCTTTTCCCATACAGGTAAGTCTTCCATAACTTTTATCTTATCTAAACCATCAAAGTCTTTATATGGAAGTTCATATGAATCAGGATCCGTTGGATCATCTTGACCAAAGCCATTGCATTGTAAATTACACAAAAAGAATCTCAACCAAGCCGTTGGCCTGCCTGTATAGTGTCCTTCACCTTGTATCGAATCGAATATTTCCGAATATGCGTATTGCCTTTGATTATGTCCTATCACCCAACTCCCTCTCAATCTTTTCTAACCAATTAACAATTCTAGTACCTGTCTTATTAGGTTCATTGTCTTCATCTATAGCTAAACCATAAAACATCTCATCATTCTTTAGCCCATAAGATTTTGTAAAGTTATAGTCATATGATAACATATTACCGATTATAATGCCACCACTTTCTTCAATTGGTTTTCCTAATAGGCCTAATGCGTCTACAAAGTTATCACCATAACCTACTTGATCGCCTAAACCATATAATGCTACTTTCTGATCTTTAAAATCTATACCTTTAAAGTATTCAAATTCATCATTCCAGTCTTCACTCATTTCGCCTAATACTTCTAATCTAGGTTCACACCATGTAGGAGCTCCTAATATTAATAGGTCTGCTTTCCAATCATCAGGTAATGTCTCATCAACTCTTACCATATGAAATTCATCTTCAGGCCAAGCTTGTCGCCATCGCTGCTGTATATCTAAACCTATTATTTCAGTATAACCGGTCTCTGTGCCGTATATTAAATTTATATTCATCTCTTTAACTTTGCTATCTTTCTTAATCTTCTTTTAGCTATCTTCCATCTCTTCTCAAATTTTTCTTTTTGGAACCAATCAGCTCTTTCATAATATAGTTTACCTTGTAAATGATCATACTCATGTAAGAAACATCTAGCTGCCATACCAGTAAACTTTTTAACTATTGGTGTACCATAAGGATCCTGAAATCTAACTCTTATATGTTGTGGTCTTTCTATCTTTATAATAACACCTGGATAACTCAAACAACCTTCTTCAAGCTTTACAGTCTCTTCTGATTGCCAAGTTATCCGAGGATTAAAACAAACCATTGGTGGATCCGTTTGCATACAGAACACCTTTAATCTAATACCTATTTGGTTAGCAGCTAAACCAATACCATTACCTGCTTGCATGGTCTTGATTAAATCTTTGGCTAACTTAACTGGATCCTGTTGTGGATTATTAAAATCAAATGCGGGGATATCCTTATCCCTCAACATATCATTTAAATCTCCAATTGGTATTACGTGCTCACTCATGCTATTCTACTAAAGTTCTTATGCTTCTCAAATTTAATAATATTATGGAACTTGTCTATTAATTGATCACCCTTATGGGATATTATATAAACATTTGTATCAGATGTCAACTCATTTAGTATCTTTAAGAATTCATCTATACCTGTAGAGTCTAAACTAGAATCAAATACTTCATCCATAATTAATATATTAGTCGTGGCACTATTTCTAATCTTAGCTATAGCTCTCCACGTAAACAATAAAGATAAATCAATACGCATCTTCTCACCTTCAGAGAATGAAGCATATGTAAAATCATCTCTATGTCTTGATCTTATAATCTCATTAAAGTTCTCATCAATTTCAAATTGAACGAAGAAATCCATAGCTGCCAAATACTTATTAATAAGCTTGTTCATAATAGGAATATATTGTTTAATGATACGAGTCTTAATACCTGTATCTCTTAATATCATTGATACTACTTGTAATACATTTCTATCTAAGGAAGTCTTTTCTCTTCTTTCCATCTCTTCAAGAAGTTGGACTTTAAATTTATCTAGCTTAGCATATTCTTTTTTCTTGGATCCTTTTATATCTACTAATGATGCATTCTCTTCATTAAGAGATTTTAATGTATCCATAGCAGTCTTAATATGCCAATTATTTTCACTAATAATATTTTGTAGTTTATTAATTTCTTCTTGTGACTTTTCTATACCAGCAATCTTATCTAATGTGTTTTGTATTTCTTCTTTTAATTCTTCATTGCCTTGTTGTGTCTTCTCAAGCTTACCTTTACTATCTGCAATTGTGCATTCTTTAAATTCAGCATCTATATCTTGTTTACATGTTGGACAATTATCATGATCATCGAAGAATGCTATATGCTGTTGTAGGTCTTTAATCTTACCTTCTAACTCACCGCCAATCTTTTGTAGTGTTTGGAATCTAGTCTTTTGTTTATTAAGATCCTTAACAACAATTTGTAATTCTTTTACCTTTTCGGTTGTCTCAGATATTTTCTTCTCTGCATCTTCTAGATCTTCTGTTGCTACTCTTATCTTAGTATTATTAGCCTTTATCTTTTGCTGGTTGTCTGCTTCTAATTCATCTATATGTTCTTGCACTAATGCTATCTTTTCATTTAAACTATTAACATTAAAGTCTGCATTGCGAACAGCTTCTTCAATTGCTGTATTCTTATCTTTAAGTAATAGATTCATTACAGAGAATATTTGTAAGTCTAATAAGTCTTCAATAATCTCTCTTCTACTTTGAGCATTCAATTGCATAAACGGAACAAAGGTAGTGGATCCTAAAACTACTACTTGACTAAATGCCTTATGAGACATTTTAATAATGTTCTTCTCTAAGAAGTCTTGAAAGTCTCTAGCATGAGCATCTTGATTAATTTGTCTATCGCCTTCATATATCTCAAATATATTTGGCTTAACACCTCTTCTAACCATATAGGTCTTACCTTTGGTTTCGAAAATTACTTCTACTACTAATTGTTTGAGGTTAATACTATTAAGCAATTGCTGCTTATTAATCTTTCTAAATGCTTTACCATATAGACCAAACGATAACGCATCCAGGAATGTAGATTTCCCTGAACCATTATCTCCTATTACTAATGTAGACCTATGTGAATCTAGGTCCAATTCAGTAAAGGTATTTCCCGTGGATAGAAAGTTCTTCCACTTTATACTTTTAAATCTTATCATTAATTAAGCGTTAGCGCTTCGGAATATAAGTCATGTATCACCTTAGTGACGTTTTGCTTGTCAACACTAGTATCCAATTGCTCAATATAATTATTAAGTATTGTAAGTGTATCTTCCGCCTCAGCTACGACGTCCTCATCATCTTCTAAATTTAAATTCAGGTGGTCTTCAACTACCTGTAAATGGATTGGATTGACTCTCTCCAATCTTTCAATAAACATATCAAACCAGTAAGGGTTTGTTTTATTCTTTATAATTAATTTAATGTAACAGTTAGCATACTGTTCCATATCCATTTCTATAATATCTGTAACAACAGCATCTTGATCATTATACCATATTCTTTTAAACATAGTATTAGGATTCTTTATAAATTCTAATTCTCTTGTTTCAGTATCATATATATGGAATCCTTTATCATCATTAGCATCTGACCATGTCATCTCATATGGGCAACCAAGATAATTAATATTACCTGTTACCGATTTTGTATGATAGTGTCCTGTGCATACTAAATCAAATTTCTTAAGAAAGTCATCTTTCATTCCATGGAATAAAGATTGACCTTTATACATTTGATAACCTTTTAATTCTAAATGACCAAATAACACTTGGCACTTAGTCTCTGCTACCTTTTGAAATACTTCATCTTCATTGTCTTGACATATCCAAGGTAACATAAAGATACCATTCCATTCTGTTGGAGTATCATATACAACTATATTATCGTAATGCTCTGCTAGTAATCTCATACTATTAAGCTCAATAGTATTTTTATAAAAGCTATCATGATTACCAACTAGCACATGTAATTTAATACCTCTCTCTTGAAGAGGATCAAAGAACATTCTCTTAGCTCTATCTAATGAATAAAAGTTAATGTATTTTCTTCTATCAAAAGTGTCACCAAGGTCAGCAACAGTCGTGATCCCGTGCTCATCTAAATATGGAAAGAATTCTTCTTTAAAGAACTTTTCTTGAAAGTCTGCAACTCTTTGATTGTCATTCCTAGCTCCGAAATGTATATCAGTTACTAATGCAATTTTACTCATTTGGTCTCGTATAAAATTTTTCCAGGCCTTTCGCTTCAGCTTTCTTTGCTTCTCTCTTAGCTTTGCGGTCAGCTAATTTCTGTTCAAAGTTACCTACAAAATCTTTCATATAATCTGTATGTAGATTTATTTTAGGTTGATCCCCTTGCTTGGCTTCACCTGATGATTCATGAGAATCACTTAATTCATCATACACAATACTTTGTTCTAAAGCTTTGTGCTTAATATATAATTGTCTTTTCTCTCTATCAATTCTTCTAAGAAAAGCATAATATATTATTTGTGTGAAGTATGCAAATGGGTTTGTAGATTTATCTGGATTAAAGTTATTTAAATAATTAATACAATTCTCAACTCCATCACCTACCATCTCTTCTCTAAACATATAATTGGCGAAGTTGGGTTTATAAGATAATCGATTGGCTATCTGTAATAAACATTCTCCAACATAGTTAGGAATTGGTGGTGCTGGCTTCCCTGCTTTTTCAGCTTTTAATCTTGCTGCTTTATATTCAACTAATACTTTGTATAGTTGCTTATTATCAACGTAATGTTTTCCCATTAGTGTATCTGGTTATTGGCGACCGTTGTACGCTCTACCCAAGCTTCAAGTTCTGTCATCATTTTATCCTCTAGCTCTTTCATCTTTTCAGGATCCTTATGAAATACTCTTTGCTTATACCATTCCTTTACAAATTTATTATATTGTGTTTTAAGGTTAACTTCAAGATCATCAAATACTGTAGTAACCCTATTCTTCATTAAAACCGTTTTTATTGGTTTGCCTTTAACAAAAGGACAATACATACCTTTAAAATAATATCTTTGTTCTACGAACTGTTCAAATTCTTCGTTAGAGACTCCCATCTCAACTGCATTATCTATTAGGTAGGACTTTTCATCCTCAGCGACAACATCTCCTACTAACTGGGTGTTATCAATTAATTTAAAATATTTAAACTCCATTAAGCTTTACCTGGTAAATTTTATAATCAAACTTCTCGTCATTATAATATTGTACACGATCTTGAAAATGTTTCAATGTATAATTCTTCCTAGACTTATGTGTTAAGTCATCGGCAATATCAAATAACGTAGCTGTTGATTTCGTATCAGACCGTCTTAAACCTCTACCTATACTTTGTAATACTCTAATCTTAGACTTACTAGGTGAAGCAAAGACAACATTATGAAGGTTCTTAATATTTATGCCAGTTGAGAACGTACCGTATGAAGCTACTATTATTGCATCAGTATCACTTTCTACTAATGCTCTTATCTGCTCTCTAGCAGCAGCATCTACTTCTCCGGATACAAAAAAGATATTACGGTCAATGACCTCCTTTTGTTGTTGTTCTAATATATTATTATACAATATTTTACCATGCTTTTCAACCAATTGATATAACAATAATGTATTACCATTTAGTCCTGTAACGAGGTTCTGTATAAATTTATTTCTGGCTGGAGATGCTACTATATGTTGAAGCTCATCTTGATAGGTTGCTTTCTTCAGCAAATCACAAGACGCACCAGGATGCTTTAACACTATAGCTTTAACACCCAACTCTGATAGGGTTCCTTTCTCCATTAATTCACTGGTAGTTGTAACTTTCTTAATGGATCCAAACAAACCTTCTAATACTAGTTTGTGTGTTTGTGTTTCATCTATAGTTCCAGTGAAACCAAATCTATAAGGACAATCGACTAGCTTAGTCATAATTGTAGTTAATGATTTGGATTTAAAATGATGTGCCTCATCACCTATCACACATTTAAATTGTGCGAACCAAGGTTTAGGCATCTTATGTATTGACTGCCACGTAGATATGACTATACCTTCACTAATGGTGTCTCTCCAAGATTTATTTTGTGATCCGTCAATCACTCTAACATCCTTTTCAAAACCATAGTCTTTAAAGTCTGTTTGCATTTGATATACCAATGATGTAGTTGGTACTATCACTAAAATCTTATTACCCATCTCTTGCATCATGTGTGCTATGAGATATATAATTAAAGACTTACCACTAGCTGTAGGTGAAAGCATTAATGCTCTCTTAGTTCTCATTGCATGCGCAAAAGCTTTTAATTGATAGTCTCTAGGTTCAAACCCAGCACCCTTCAATAAGTCTTTGGCGTAGGAGGTGGCCTCTGCTAATGAAAACTCTACATCATGTAATTCATCATCAACCTCTACGGTATAGTCATAATTTTTTGCGAACTCCCTTATATAGGGAACTAGTCCGGCATATATTAATCCTGTAGAAGGATTGTATAATCTTATTTTACCATCCCAAAATTTATTACGGACTTGAGGCATAAACCTAGCACCAGGAACTTCAAAGGTAAAGTATTCCTGTAGTTCATAACTTATTCCAGGTTCAGTATAACATCTTACGTATACTTCATCATATTTTTCAATGAATATATTATCAGCCATAAAAATTAATTGGTTCAGGAGCATTGTAGTCTATCCTAAAAGGAAAGATTTTACTAATAACCTTAGCACACGCCCAAGCTACTTCTTGGTGCTCCATCTGTGTACCATGTCCACCTCTTAATTCACAAAAGTGGATCCATGATCTTAAGGTTCCGTTTACGTATAAACGTGATAAAGTATTCCCTTCCGGCAATACAGCTCTAGCTTGTTCTTTTGCGATCCCGTTATTGATAGCCCAGTTGTATGCTTCTTGGGCTGCTTCAATGACTTCGCTTTGTTTTTCATTCCATTCGTCAATGAGTTTGAAGTCTTCAGTCTCAATTGAGTTCTGTCTATTTTTTGGATCCTGTATCCTAGCTTCTCTAAGTTCAAAACCTATCTCCGGATGTGCATAGCGTTGACTAAATTCTTGGAATGAAAAAGACCTATGTCTTAATATTTGTCTAGCTATGTCTCTTGTTGTTTCTATTTCTAAACATACTGATACCATTTCAAATGGTGACCAATGCTTATGTTTAATTAGATACTTTAGTAGCTTAGCTGATGTCGTGTCGTTCATTTGATTATCTGGATTAGATACTCTTGCACAGTACGCTACTAATTCTGTAACACTAGTAGACATCAACAACTCCTTACCATCACATTGACTATGACTAATAAGCTTAACTTTCATTTTATAATCCTACTTTAAATTTTTCCCAATCAATAGCAGACTTTATATTATAACCTCTGGTTTGTAAAGAGCGTATAGCACTTTCTAAAAAGTCTACCTTCTCTTTCGCGTAAGCGATCTTCAAGTTTAAATCGATAATATCTGCGTCAGCAGAAATATAATTGGCTATATCAGCGCGCAAAATTTTAAGCGGCTGTGGATCCCAACCATACTTATCTAGTGTGGATTTATCTAGAGTGCCATCATAGTATTCGTATTTAAGCTGTCTAAGCTCTTTATACTTCTCTTCTAGTCTACGCATAGCTAGACGTTCGCTAGCAAATATCTTAAAATACTTTGCATGTAACTTAGGTATTTTAATTGCTTCGCGACCTAATTCGGTTCTATCAATATCAGAGTCTTTCGACCACTCTTCTAGTAGTTCATTTAAATCCATAATGTATATTATAGCTTATTGTATGTAGAAAGGCAACTAAGTAATGTCTTTTATATCGTATCTTTCATATGCGAAAGTGCATAGACATTCTACGTATTCTACATCGGTTTGACGGAAGTCAAATAGGATATCCTGTATAGTAGTAGGATACATATTAAGGAACGTTATTTGTTGATTAGAGTTAACGTTACTATTATGTATAATTAAAGTGGCATCTGATACGAGGCTATCAGCGCCTGTCGCCCCTCTAAAGAGTCTTGTGTCTTTATCTGCTAGTGCTTTGTATTGATCAAACTTATCAGGGAATCCTAACGCCATCATCCAGTTATAGATTTCTTTATAGTTCTTCATATCCTCGTCAACACGGAATGTTAATTGAAATTCTCCAAACTCTAAGTGATCGCCCGCCATGGGCAACTTAACAAATGGAGTAGGTATATCGAAACGTCCGAGAGCAATATTAGGTAGCATACACTGCTGTACAAAGAAGTTCACATTAGGAAGCTTCTTCATTTGGAAAGTAAACTTTAAAGGTGATAGAAAGTTTACATTTGATGGTTGAGTGTTTATAATAGCCATATTAATATTTATCTATATTATTATCTCTCGCGCGTACAATACACATTATAACATATAGTTTAGCAAGGGGCAACCTTTTTTTAAGAAACTTGCTGAGTTACAAACTCATTAAGTTCTTTTGCAACAGAAACAATATCAGATGCACTTATCTGAGTAAGTGGAACATCTTGCTTTTCTTCTGCATGATTATTGTTTTCTATGGTTGCTTCCATGACTCTATTAGCATTACTTTCGAGTACTTGCTGAGCCGCGTAGATTAGATCTGCTCTTATTTCATAGCCTGATTTTGTATTTGACATAATTCCTCCTGTGTGTTTGTGTGTGTTATGTAATACAAATATATTTATAAGACAAAAAAAAGGGTCCCGAAGGACCCTTTTGAAACCATAAGGTTTTGGCTTACATGATGTTGTTAACTAGAACTCTTCTGTAGTATACATTAGAATCTTTAGTTAATGCACCAAGACCAACACTTGAGCCTTCCGCAAATGGGTTTGCAACAACGCCGTAACGTGTTTTAAATCCGATTTTTGGTTGGAAAGTATTCTCGCCAACGGCTCTAACCATTTGTAGAGGTACGTATGGGCAATAGAATAATCCAGCGTCAAATGCTGAAGATCCTTTATAACCTAGAACATAGTAGTTACCAGTAGTATAAGGATCGATGTAAACTCTGTATCTACCGTTAAGAACACCAGCAAATGTATTACCAGTATCATCAACTTGTAGGTTGTTAGAGTTTAACGCAGGTGCGTAATCCAACACGCCAGCCATTTGTAGAGCAGATGCAACGTCTGAACTTGTGATCAATACGTTACCTTTTCCTCTACGAGTGTCTTTTGCGATCTGATTAGCATCACGCTCAATCTGGAACATAAGTCCTTTGAATTTCTCAACAGACCATCTTCCGTTTGAATCAGTATCTAAATCAAAAGTACCAGCTGTAGTTACGTCAGTCTGTGCACCTTGCTTAGCAACAATGTTAATTGTTCTGATAATCTCTCTGTTGATCTCCGCAAGGATTTCAGTTGAAAGAATATTAGCCAATTCAGTTTCAGCGTCAAGACCATGAATTGCTTTAAGGTCTTGTGCTAATTCCATTGTGTACTCAGCTTTAAGTGCTCTTGAACCAGCTGTAACACTTACTTTCTCGATTGAGAAAGCCATCTCTGGGAATGCAACGTTAGATGCATGACCTAGAGCTTCTGCTTGGTTAGTTGACATAGCGTCACCGAAGTTATAAGAACCAGCTTCTGCGTTATTAGCTGAAACAGGAACTGAACCAACGTGCTTGTCACCAAGTGTGTTAGCATTAGCTACAACAGAAGAGAATGAAGTGTTAGCTTCATCATAGAATGCTTCTGTAGCACTGTTACTCTGATTAGAGTATTTGCTTCTCATAGCAAAAATCAAACCAGTAGGCCCTG